TGGATTTAAGTGGTTACCAATTGTTGGGTCAACGTTCGTGTGATTTAATTCTAATCTGATAATAGGTTTAAGATCTCTGCCTCTTGTTTCGCTTGAAGCTGGAGAACCAATCTTAATATTTGGAGCTTTTACATATCCACTACCAACATTTGTAACTGTGAATCCAGATATTTCGCCTTCAGCATCCAAAGTAATAATCGCAGCTGCATTTACATTTGAAGAGAGTAATACTCCTTCTTGGTCTGTAGCTGTTGGTGCACCTATGACTAATGTTGGTGCAGTCTTATATAGTTTATCACCTAAGTTACTTAGATAAATGTTTTGGATTTTACCTAGATTGGGATTTGCTGAAGCAATTGCGTTTGCTTGTGTATAGTTTAAACCTTCGTTAGTGATAGTGATAGTCTCTATTTGACCTTGAGCGTCTATCGTAGTTGATGCCGTCGCAGAGGCACCAGTTCCACTTATTGTTATTGATGGTGCAGATGAATAGCCATATCCTTTGTCAACAGTTGTAATTGCTTTAATCATATGATTAGAAACTGTAGTAACTGAAGCTGCTGCTCCTGTACCTGCAACTGAATTAAATGTTAATACTGCTGTTCCATCTGTAACATTACCTGATGTGTGGGTTGGTGCTGAGCTTGATACTGTACCTGCTGTGCTTACTGTGTACAAATTTACACCATGTTTTATAATAGCATTAGCTGCATATGTTGCACCTGAGGCCCAAGCTACAAATCCAAGAGTAACTGTTATAACACCTGGCACACCATAGTTTTCACCTGAAGTTACCATTGTTATTGCAGAAACAGCACCACTACTTATTGCAGCCGTGGCTGTCGCAGTAGTATATCCGTCTTGATCTACGATATCTATCTTGTTTGGTGCAACTGTATAACCAGATCCACCTGCTGTTACCCCAATTGCTGTTACACCACCTTGTTTAGTGGCTACACTTAAAGTGCTAGAACGATGAATTCTTGCTTCAACGTTTGGTGAGAAGGTAGCTACGAAAGCTTCCACTAATACTGGAACATCTTCTGCACCAATTGTACCAGGTTGTAAACCAGGCATTGAGCTTAATGTGAATCGATTTATACGTGAGTATACATCTGAGAATAATTGGCCTGTTCCGTTAGTTGCGCTACCTGATACTCTCTGACTATCTCCTAACGCTGCACGTGTCAATCCAATTAATATGAGGATCTCACCAAAGAATTTAAACCCAGCAGGATGTACGAGCTTCTCAAAAGAAGAATTCCATTTGGATAAATTTTGGCCTGTTCTTATTAGATAAGAGAATTTTTGCCAGTAATGAGAGTCTTGAACTCTTATACTTTTCTCTGATATTTTTCCTTTACGATCTAAATAACTTGAAGTTCCTGCATCCCATGTACCATCACTTGGTTTCAGTGTGGAATCCCATGGATAGATGACTTCAACTTCATCATTAAATAATAATCTAAAGAATACTTCTACAGAGTCTTGAGCTCCTTTAATTTTATAGAAGTCTGTGATCGTTTTATATAGGTTTCTCTTATCAACTGTAATGTCTCGAGGTAATGAAGCAGCGATTTCTTTCTGCATTAATTGCAAGTATTCGTCTGCGTTCTCATCAATGTTCATTGCCTCTTCGATGGCATTAATAACATATGATGGACCAGGACCGACCCAGTATTTAACGATTGTTGTCAGCGAGGCACTTAATGCATTATACGAAGATAATCCGTTTACACTAAAAGTCTTACCAAGCTTTGCAGTACTTGTCGCGAGAGAACCTGGTAATTCATTACCGTTTGATATTGTTACATTTGTTGATGATAATGAAATCGTTGTGATTGTACCATCTACGTTTGTAATCTTTAAAGTTGAGTTACCACCTTGAGCATCTGCATAGAAATGATCGTTTGAATTTTCTGGATCTAAGATTCTAAAGGTGGCTTTACCACTCGATATAACATCTACATGAGTTTCAGTTTCCTGATATATAAACTCTTTCATGTTCTGATACTTGTAATAGAATTCAAGCATCGTTTTAATTCCAGATGATTTCTCTAGAATTTCAGAAGGTATCAATTGATCGATACGTATATCTTCTTTTGTTTTACGCTTAGTCGATCCTACGGATTCAATATATCCAGGAGAGTTTGCGTTTGAACCATATCCTGACATACTTAGCTAGTCCTAAATCTTGCAGTTGTTTTGTAATCAATTGTACCTGAAGAACCTGATACTGCAATTGTATCTTCTTCAGGAGTTATAACAACTCGAGTAGAATCAATTGAAAGTAGCTGATCTCTTTTTGGTGCAATATCCAATGAGTTTGGTAATACAGTAATTCGAATAGATGCAGTGCTATCTGGTTTAAAGTTGTTAAGTGTTATCTTACCAAGTGTTGGATCAACTTCACCTGCATCTGGAACTGCCTTTACTTCTACACCTGATACAAGCTTAAAGACATATACATTTCTTTTCGTTGACGCTGCAATTGCTTCATCTCCGAAGTAATGCTTTTCTCCACCTATAAGGAACGATGTACTTGATATGCAACTCTTTGTGGTTCCTGTTGGAACAAAGAATGAACCAGTAAAAACAAGGCTATGATTATTCTTTGTTGTTGTTGGTGTAATGTTTTGGAATATAAAGGGACGAACAGTACTATTCAAAATAGCAGGATCGGCTTTATCAATATCTTTTAAGAGAGATGAATGCCTGAATACACCATCGAATTTGTTTAGATCATTTAAACTGAAATCATCTATTGTATCTCTTACAACAGAGGTGAGCTCTACAGAAGTTCTATCTGTAAGGTTCGGATTATATTTAAATGCCACATCAAGTTCTAAGTATGTGAAGTTAGGGTTTACAATTTCAGGTGTTATGCTGACAACGTTTTTACCCTTTAATATGTTTGTAGTAATATCTGATTTTTCTGCAATCGTTAATACATCTGCCGATACAGGTTTAATACAGATAAAGATTTTACCATAATCTGGTGGATCATTATCTTCTCCGCCCCAAGTACTGATCGCGGATATATTAGAGAATTCACCCAATATAATAGAACGATAATCGTCTGAGGTAACTGCACGTTTCTGAGATGTAAATGTAAGAGGTGCATTGTATCGTATTGATTCCATTGTTTCTGCCTCGGATCCACCTGCTGCGGCAGTTACGAGTGTTGCAGTTACATTTGAATATCCACCGACGGTATCTGCAACAGTAAATACTTTCGCACCATTTGCCTCATCGCCATTTGAATAGATGTAATCTAAAGTAATAATGTTATTGTTCGAAGGTTTAAAACCAATGACTCCGTCACCGAAATATATTTCATAATATTCGTTGGAGTTTTCTTGTAGATGATAGATCTTTGTATCTGATTTTGCAGTTAAGAGAGAAGCGAATTTTGTATAGATGTCAAATCCTGTTGATTCTTCATTTGCCTGTACTCTTACTCTGAGTGTGGATGTATCGACATCTTTATCACCGATCTGAAATTTCTGATTGGTTAAATCGTTATCGACCCTAAACTTCATTGTCTTATAGATGCCTTCTGCAATTTCAACTGCAGGGAACGTATAGGTCTTTGAGGCTCCATTCGTAACCAGAGTCGCGACAACAGTGTTGAGGACGACGAACGTAAATTCTTCACCGTCTACCAGCGAAGTACATTTAGTACCACGAGGGAGTGTCAGGGTGGTTGGTATTGTACCGACCTCAGATGAAACGTTGACAACAATATTCACAGTGGCTCGAGCGGAAAGCGTCGAACGAGGTATATAACCGAGCATCTTCGCGCGTGTTACTACATTGCCTCTTATCTGTGCAGAATCCAGAAACGCTTCATTCAGTGCCAAATGGGCAGTCATCGCATTATAATGTGTATTATAAGCAAGTACATCTAATAGAACGGAAAGACCCGAACCATCGAAATCATAATCGTTAAATTCTGTTTGTTGTTTTAAATAGTTTTTGAGATTCAGTTTGATCTGATCAAAATCTAATTCGGTTGTTTTTAAATTGGAACTCGCCATAATACTTACCTTATCTTATTCTTTGTAATACGATTTCTACTTCTTCTTTCGTATCATATTCTTTGATGTTAAAAATGACATTGATTCTATATGCATTTCTTTCTGATAGGTCCACTATCTGAACATTATCTACACGAACACGAGGCTCATGATTTACTAATACATTTCTTACACCCTCTTTGAGAGCGATTCGAGTAATTGCATCGGCAGGCTCAAATAGCAATCCACGTAAATTTGCAGCGAGAGTGGGCTGGAAAGGACGTTCATAGAAGTTACTTATTAATAGGTTACGTACGGCATTTTTAACTGCAGCATCATCCTTTAAAGACATGATATCCTTTCTATGAGGATGCAATTTAAGAGAAAGGTCTAGGTCTGCCCAACCTTTTCTTCTTGCAACACGAGCACTTCTCTTAGGGTTCGTTCTGCTGCTGGCTGTCTTATCTGATTGTAAACTCATAATAGTATTTATAACTCTTTCTATGTACTTTGTGTCTAATATATGGTATAATATGAATCAACCCTGGGGGCTAATTTTCCCGGGGAGATTTTTTTTCTAGGGTAAAAACCCGGAATGATTCGAATATAACTGAGCGACAGCAGCAGCCAGGCCCTGGGCCCTATTCCACTCCCCTGCATTTCAGCTACCCGTACATTACTCATCTGCTTCTGCTGCGACCGGAACGCCTGTATCAACCTGAACTCCTGTAGGCGCTGTGGCTGAACCTGTATGTGTATGTGTATCTAGTACAATGCCCTTACCGGTTATGCTGTCTGTGGCTACGAGGGTCTTATCAAACGTTACGGCTTCAGTCACAGAGAGCGTCCCTGTGATGCTAGTATTTCCATCTAATGTTATAACATCAGTAATACTATTAATGTGTATGTCGCCTGCATGGTTAATCTCTAACGTACTCCCGGACTTATGCGTTACCTTTAACCGGTTATTATCGATTGTATCATCTATTTCAATGAGATGACCGGCGACAGTCTTATTTACATGGTTATATAGGCCGTCTTTTTCGAGTAATATGATCTCTTCCGGCTGATCCGAACCGGCCTCTATAGGATACGTACCTGTAAAGCCCAGCGATGCATCACGAAGTTCTGTTGTTTGAGACGATATAACACCTAAGATAAGAGGATCCTGAGCACTGGGTCCGTCTCTAAACAGCCCTACTACCCATGTACCCGGCAATAGGGAATGATTTTGCCCTATACCACCAACTCCAGGCTGTGTGGCCGGCATAGTAACCGTCGCCCATGGTAAATCTTCAGTGCTGATTAATGCTTTGTTCTCAGTATGGTAACCGAAACACCTGACTCTTACTCTACCCAGCAACAACGGATCAACGATATCTTCCACCACCCCTGTATACCACGTCATCTTACCATCTACAAATTGATCTTCTCTCATATCTTATACCTTATCTAGGTCCTCCGCCATACTATCCTTCTTACATCTTACATCCATTGTATACTCTCCGGGTTTAAACCTATGCGTTATCTCCGTAACCAGGTAGTACCCTGATTGCATCCAGTCGATCATATCCCCTCTCTCTGTATCTAGATCATCTGCCGTAGAGGACTTAGGGATCTCTATCTCTATCATCTTACCCGTAGACAGTTTGAAATCGCCGTTTAACTCTATATCCTGTGTCATAAAGTCGAGGTTATTTAAGTATGCCTCAGTCTTCAGCAGCGTTGGGACGATCGGATTATGATAGTTACTGAACGAGTCGTGTGACGCACTATTTTCGACAATGTAGTAGTTCTTCGATTCGCTGTATTCTGGAATTTTTTTACCTAAGAATTCTGTCTCTACGGAATAGTTACTATAGCTGTTCATTTTTTTTAATTTGTCAGGTGTATTATACCGAGATACTGTATATTTTTTCGTTGCTATATCTAAACTGTGCATTGTAGACGCATATGAACCTAATCTACTCGATAAAAACTTACCCATACTCAGTTCTGATGATATAGATCTTATTTTTCTTTGTTGAGACGTAAAAAAATCCTTATCCCCTATCGTAGAATCGTCGAATGGCTTCTGACTGTATGTCCTATAGATCTCTTGTTCTATTAATGTCTTATATGAATCTAAATGTACGTCTCCGGCCGCCGTTTGCCAATAAAAGTATGGCGTCGAGTCTTCACTGGCGTTCTTTAATAGCCATGATATCGCATCCAGTGGTCTTATACTCGGAAATATACCCTTAATACTACCCTTACTACTCATATTAATGTTAACCTTCTGCATAGCCAGATCCTTTTTACTGATCTGCGAGATAATTTTAGAGATAGACCCTTCAAATTTCTTCGATATAACCTTTAGATTATTAATATATGCGTGTTCGGCTATACAGGTTAGCGTATATGCCTGTAGACCGGGCTTCGGCTTTGAGTATCCACCGATTTCTGCAATAAAAACATCTATCTCGAACTTATTTTTTTCTCCGCCATCTGCGTCTTTTAGCTCTGTCTGCTGTAGTGTGATAGAAATTTTCTCGTTGCCTGCTAATTTAAGTACTTCGAATGCGTTCGTGGCATCTAATATAGAAATTTCTACGTACATAGAGCTACGATATAATGATTCACGGATATTTATTCCTGATACAAGGCCTCGTATGTCTATTTTTTTATCGCCTTCAGAATTTTTCCAGCTGTTGGTGTAGAGTGTACATGTTTCTAGCTCGTATGCAGACGGTGAGGCCTGTGCACCGGTCCCTGGAGCTACTTTTGCTGTATTAGACATTGATTAATTTCTCAAACGTTGAAGAAAATTTGGTAATATATGACGGATCGACTACACGGATCATTGAAGAATTAAAATTTTTCTCAAACATATAGTTTCTATTACTTTGGAACGTTAAATTATTTGTAGCCACACCGCCCTGGATGTTTACTGCATTGGTGACAGGTCTTTTTTCTTCATCACCAATTAAATGATAGTGATGAGGAGCTTCGCTATACTTATATGCGTTATATGTAGATACACTATCCCCTGATGTCTGTCCGACCACGAGTTCTGATGCTCCGCTGATGGCCCCTGGGGTACCATTAAAGCTTCCTGTTGTATTTTGTATGACGAGCTGATTCATATCGAGATCTTTTTTGGTAAGAGTACCCGATGCCCCTGTGGATCCACCTGTAACGATCTCATCTATCTCAAATCTACCTGCTATACTGTTTGCGAAGTCTGTTATTTGATTATCTGTGTTACGTGTAATGGAAGGGTTTGTTGTGATTGCCCATCCCTCATATTCTGCTGTAATATATGTT